GACACAATTTTACACTTTGGAGGATATCCGATTGCAACCGCTTGGGGGAGCGACCTCGGCAAAACCGTTTTCCTCTCCCGCCCCGAAGCCGAAGCCGCCCTCGCCGCAAGCGGGAAGGAGGGGTGAGACGTGAATAAGCACATTGTTCAAGAAACTTGCGATCTAATCAAAGAAATTTATAAGCGACATTGTGCTGGAGGCGCACTCCATATTGTTCTGGATGACGGCAATACGGATAGCTACTTTATTCGCTGGTGTCTGGCAAACTCCATCAAAAAGATTGAGGACGATGACGAACGGATGCTGTATGTGAAATGTGCCTGTAATCTTCTCGAAATTGGGAATAAAAAGGCGCGGGATAAGTGCATTGCGTTGGCTTGGGCGCAGATGAGACAACCGCCGCAGGAGGGGTGAGGGATGAATAGGGAGATTTTGTTCAGAGGATATAGCCCTGTCATAAAAGGATGGGTATATGGCGGTTTTGTATCTGGCGAAAACAGTTGGATTGTCACAATCCGAGATGATGGAAAATTTGAGCATTGTATGGTTGACCCCGCCACGGTCGGCCAGTTTACGGGGCTGTGCGACAATAACGGAGTGCGGATTTTTGAGGGTGATGTTGTAAGTGTTGACGGGAAAAACCACGAAGTAAAATATATGCTCGGACAGTTCTTTGTTGGAATAAATATGCCGGTCGCATATGTGCGGTTTAGGTGTGAAGTCATCGGCAACATCCAAGACCACCCCTCGCTCGTGCAGGGGTGAGGATAGGAGCGTAGTGACAATATGAAAAAATGCGAGGTTTGCGGAGTGTTTGAGGCAACGGATATGTTTGCTGGAATGAAATGCTGCTCGTTTTGCAAGACAAGAACAGAGATTGAGAAAGGGATTGCTGATCTGAAAGCGTCTATGTGCAGACATTGGTTTGATGGGGCAGAAAAGATTGCGCAGGAGTGCGACAAAATCAAAGAAAGAATGGGAAATATTCAATTAGGAAGGTGATTAGATACGAACACTCTTGAACTAACCGAAAAAGCCTTCAAGCGTGACCTTTCGGATGCAGGTGCGCTATCCGACGCGTTTGATGTTGCCGTCTGCTGGAGAAGGAGCCCGACGGTTTTGCCGCCGCCCACCAGTACAACAAGGAAGTCTGCTTAAGGACAATGTGAAGTACATCTGGCTTACTGCAAAGGACAATTCGGATTGCTTAAAACGGCTGTTGCATTCCTTCACCCCCAAAAAAATATATGGTCGCCAGAATAGGAGAAAATATGGAAAAATTCCCTGAACGGCTTCAAAAACTCAGAGAGCGCTGCTGTATGAACAGACAGGCGCTTGGAGAGCTGTGCGGACTGAGCAAAACAATTATCAGCCAATATGAAAAAGGAAATAAAATGCCTTCTGTTGAAACGTTAGAAAATCTGGCAAACTTTTTTGGTGTTACAACAGATTATCTATTGGGAAGAGACGAAAAAAAATAAAAAATTTTCAATCCGGTAAACCACTGGTATAAATATGCTCAAAAATCCGTGTTAAAATTACATTAAAGCAAGATTTTTTCACTTTCTGCCTCCTGCCGCCCAGCCCGGAGGCGGGAATATCCGGGCTTTATTTTTAACTGAGAGATGGTAATGATGGCAGCTAGGCTTACCGACAGGCAAAAACAAAAAATTATTGCCGATTATGTGGAGATAGGAAGTTATAATGCGGTTGCCAAAATTAACGGTGTAGCATTAAACACCGTTAAAAAGATTGTGCAGGAAAATGCAGAAATCGCAGATCTCTATGACCAAAAAAAAGAGGAAAACCGGGCAGATATTTTAGCTCATATGGAAACCCGAAAGGATAAGGTTTGCGAGATCATTGACTTATATCTGGAACAGCTTCTGAATGTGGGACAGTTTAAAAACCTTTCCCCTTCGCAGCTCACCACGGCGCTTGGAACGCTGATTGATAAATTTACTGCCATTGGAGGCGGTGAAGTTGGAGAAAAAGAGGACGGATTGAGTCAGAGCCTGAGAGAATTGGGACGGGAGTTGCGGAGCGATGATTAGCCCTAAACAGCAGAAAATCCTTGCTTTTCCCTACTCTGCCTATGACGCCATTATTTGTGATGGCGCAGTTCGTTCCGGCAAAACATCCATTATGACGGTTTCTTTCATCGACTGGGCCATGCGGGAGTTTTCCGGTCAGCGGTTCGGGATCTGCGGGAAAACGGTGGATTCGGCGGTAAAAAATATTATTACCCCCTACATATCAATGGTTTATGCCAAAAAAAGATATACAATGCGGTGGCGCAGGTCTGATAAGGTTTTGGAAATTACCAGAGGCTCGATTAAGAATTACTTTGAGGTGTTCGGCGGGAAGGATGAAAGCAGCTTTATGCTCATCCAGGGCCGGACACTGGCGGGAATTTTGATGGATGAAGTGGCTTTAATGCCACAATCTTTTGTACAGCAGGCTATGGCAAGATGCTCTGTGGACGGTTCCAAATTATGGTTTTCCTGCAACCCGGAAAATCCCAACCACTGGTTTTACACGGATTGGATCAAGCGGCATAAAGACAGGAATGCTTTATATCTTCGGTTTTCGATGGAGGATAATCCCAGCTTAAGTGAAAAGATACGGGATCAGTATAAATCGCGTTATTCCGGAGTGTTTTACGAGAGATATATTCTGGGACGATGGGTGCTTGCCGAGGGCCTGATCTATCCCATGTTTGGCGATTTCTGCATTGTGCCGACAGTTCCCAGGGATTATGAACAATATATCGTCTCTATGGACTACGGAATTCAGAATCCTACGGCAATGCTTTTATGGGGAAAAATTGAAAACGTCTGGCATCTGGTGAAGGAATATTACCATTCCGGCCGGGAAACCAACCAGCAGAAAACGGACCAACAGTATTATGATGAACTGGAAAAGCTGGTGGGGGGTCTTTCGGTCAGAAAAGTTATCATAGACCCTTCTGCAACATCTTTTATTGCTTTGATAAATCAGAAAAAGCGGTTTTCCCCTTGGAGAGCTAATAACGATGTAATAGATGGGATCCAACATACAGCGTCTTGCCTCAGTGATGGTACAATCAAAATCAATAACTGCTGCAAGAGAACCATTCAGGAATTTGGACTGTATGCCTGGGACGATAAGGCGGCGGATCGCGGAGAGGACAGGCCCATTAAGGAAAATGATCACGCAATGGACGCCACGCGTTATTTTGTGAACACTACGGGCATCTGGAGGAAGAAAAAAACATATCAATCTATACTTTATGGCACGGGCTAAAGAAGCTGCCCGGAAGGAGGCAGCGTGAAAACCTATCAGGACTTGTTGGAAGTTGGACTTGAAGAAAAGAACCGAATGGATTTTGTGCTTTCTGCAATTAACGAACACAAAAGCACAGAAATCTATAAAACTGCAGAAGCGGCCCAGGCATATTATCGGCATGAGAATCCCACTATTTCAAAGTATGAAAAAATAATTTTTGATATTTTAGGGAGGGCTGTGCGGGATCCATTCAGCCCAAACCACAAGATTTTTTCCAACTGGTACTTCTATTTCACGGTGCAGGGCGTTCAATATCTGCTGGGAAATGGAGCAACATTCCAGAACGAATCTACAAAAGAAAAGCTTGGCGTTGATTTTGATAACCGATTGCAGGAGTTGGCAACCTGTGCAAAAAACGGCGGCGTGTCATTTGGCTTTTTCAACAATGACCATATTGACGTGTTTTCGGTTTTGGAATTTGTGCCGATACAGGACGAAGAGGACGGGACAATCAAGGCTGGAATACGGTTTTGGCAGATTGACGAATCCAAGCCGCTGCGGGCAGTTTTATATGAACTGGATGGATATACCGGTTACATCCAACGAAAAAATAAAGACATGGAAGTCTTGCGGCCAAAACAAAAATACCGGTATAAAGTAGTATCCAATGATTTTGGAGAAGAAATTATGGAAGGGGAAAACTATCCTGGATTCCCCATTGTACCGTTTTGGAATATTAACCGAAAAAGTGACCTGGCGGGGAATCGCGGCACAATAGACGCTTATGATCTGCTGTCCAGCAAATTCGTGAATAATGTTTCTGAGGGAGATTTGATTTATTGGATTATAAAAAACGCGGATGGAATGGATGATATAGACGATGTTAAATTTTTGGAGAGGCTAAGAACCATTCGAGTTGCACATGCCAATGGCACAGACGGTGTAGATGTGGATGCCCACACAGTAGAGACACCTTATGAGAGCAATGAGGCAGTTCTGTCCCGGCTGGAAAAACAGCTGTATAAGGATTTTATGGCACTCAATGTAGAGGCAGTTCAGGCGGGAAATGTAACGGCCACACAAATACAAGCCGCCTATGAACCGCTGAATCAGAAAACGGATCTGTTTGAATATCAGGCGATAGAATTTATAAATGGTGTTTTAAAGATTGCGGGAATTGAAGACGAAGTATCCTTTGCCAGGAGCCAAATGTCCAACCAGACAGAAAAAGTGCAGATGGTTATGACGGCCGCCAACTATCTGGATGATGAAACTGTTTTAAATAATCTTCCGTTTTTAACCTCCGATCAAGTGGAGGAAATCTTAAAGCGAAAAGAAGCGGAGGACTCCGAGAGGTTAAGCGGATTTGAACCGGAAAATTCTGGCTGGCAGGAAGAAGATTTGGCTATTCCTGCGGAGGAAGAATAAATGGATGATCTGGGTCACAAGTGGACGGAAAAAGAACTTGCAGCCCTGGAACAGCGAATCCGAAAGGTGTATGGTCAGGCCCGGAAGGACCTGCAAAAGACGGTTAAAGAGTATTTTGATAATCTGAAAGAACGGGATAAACACCAGCAGGAACTTTTAGCGGCCGGTAAAATCACCGAAGAGCAGTATAAGCAATGGCGTTTGGCCCAAATTGGGCGCGGAAAGCGGTTTGAAGCCCTGCGGGATAAAGTGGCCCAGCGGTACACAAAGGCCAACGAAACGGCAATTTCCTATGTGAATGACGCCACGCCGGGTGTTTACAGTCTGAATCGCAATTATGCAGCGTATACCATTGAGCAGGTTTCCGGGAATGTGGGGTTTGATTTATGGGATGAACAAACGGTAAAACGGCTGATTGTAGAAGAACCGGATGTAATGCCCTATTATCCGCCGAAACGGGCGGTAAATCGCGGAATTGATCTGGCTTATGGCAAAAAGCAGATAACATCCAGCGTAACCAGCGGTATCCTGCAGGGGAAGAGCATCGGAAAGATTGCAAACGACCTGCAGAGCCGGATACAGGATATGAACCGCACCAGCGCGGTGAGAGCGGCCAGAACCGCTATGACGGGCGCACAGAATGCAGGAAGAATGGACAGCTATGCCGCCGCTGAAAAGATGGGAATTCGGCTGCAGAAGGAATGGCTGGCCACGCTGGACAATCGCACCCGGCATTCCCACGCGGTATTGGACGGGGAAAGGGTGGACAGGGACAAAAAGTTTTCCAACGGCTGCCGCTTCCCCGGAGACCCGCAGGGGCCGCCCCACGAGGTTTATAATTGCCGGTGCACGCTGATTGCGGCGGTGGAAGGGGTGGACACCTCTGGCACCCAGAGACGCGCCAGAGACCCGGTGACGGGGGAAAATGTGCTGATCCCGAATATGACCTACGCGCAGTGGGAGGCGTGGAAAAAGAGCGAAAACAAGACCGCATGGGAAACTTACTTAAAAAAGGGGAAGAATGCATCTTCCGACCGAAAGCAATATGAGGAATATAAGAAAATTCTTGGGAAGAATGTGCCAAATACATTTGCTGAGTTTCAGGATTTAAAATATAATGATACTGAGGCGTGGGATTATACGAAACGATTGGCGGGTTACATAAGGAAGTATCCTGCCAGCAGCAAAAAATACTTTGACGTACAGGAAGAACTGAAAAAATCCGGGATTAAGAAAGGAATTGTCCTTCCGCCGGTGCAAAAGCAGGCTTTTATTCTCCCCAGTGGTACCCGTGATTCATATCACATTATGAAACGGATGTCAGAACGACAGATCACCGATGATGAATTGCGTGGGTACATAAAAAATGCAAAAATTATGTTTTCGCAGTGGGGCGGAGAGAGACAGCGTTTTGTAAGTGATAACGGCATGTGTGTAGTTACAAAAGTCGGCGAAGACTGGGTGTTTAAAACTGCATGGAAAAAGGCAGATTATGACGAGGAAGCGGACAAGATAATGGAGGTTATACACAATGTTGGATTATAGTGCTGATCATTATTGCCCGGCATATAAGAGGGTAATATCTGCGGATTTATGTTATGACTCGCTGTGCTGCCTTTCGGGAGAGTTTAAAATATCCTCCACAAAGGAGCTTTCTGAGATTGAGGACATTGAATCGGCGAAGATTGCCTGTGCCAAGTGCCCCTATAGTGATTTAATGGGGGATGAATTGGAGGATAATGATGGATGATTTCAAACTGATCGCGCGGCTTTTGGCGGCCATCCGGGCAGGCGAAACAGAGGCGGTTTTCAATATGGCGCTGGTGAACGAAAAGGTTTTAAAAGCCACCGCCGGACAGCGGGATGCGATGGCAATAAAACTACAGAAAGCCGGGTATATAGACGGGCTTTGGATTGAGGAAGATGTGGATAATCAGAGAAAACCTGTGATCCTTTGGAGTGCATCGAACCCATCGGTGACACTGAGCGGACTGGAATATATTAGAAATTGTCATCCGCTCCAAAAGGCCATCCGGGAAATGAAAAACGCCGGAATTTCAGCTGCCTCCAGAATGTTGGAAAATACTTTATTTGGGATGCTGGGATAAGAATATGAGTATCTGCAGGATATAAAGTCCATTGGGCCGTTTGTATAGGGGGTGCTGCCGTGAACGATAATGTCAAAATAACCGACAACAGCAAAGAGATTCTTGCAGCCTTTGAAGAGGCCTGTCTGCGGGCTTTGGAAAAATGCGGTCTGGCGGCGGAAGGGTATGCCAAAAAACTGGCGCCGGTGGATACCGGAAACCTGCGAAACAGTATCTCTCACAAGGTGGACCCAGAGAAACCGGCGGCTTACATCGGCACCAATACGGAATATGCCGTATATGTAGAGATGGGCACCGGGAAATTTGCCCAGGGCGGCCGCCCAGACCCGTGGGTTTACCAGGACGATAACGGCAATTGGCACCGCACCCACGGCCAGCGGGCGCAGCCTTTTTTAAAACCCGCTGTGACAGACCACGCGCAGAAATACCGCGGTATTATAGAGGATGAGTTGAAGAATGGATGAGAAGACGATAAAAGCCATTATAGAAGCTTTGAGACGAGGCCTGCGGGTGGAAGTGCTCAAGGATAAAGATGGAAATATTGTAGCCCAAACAATTGAGCGAAAGCGCCTCAAAACAGAATAATGTGCCCACGGCGTAAATGATCGCCGGGAAGAGCTGAATGGAGCTGACTACTAAGAAAATCTTAGTGGTTGGCTCCTTTTTTGTTTGGTAAATGCCGCAAGGAACAGCGGTTTTTATACAACTATCGTCCCGAAGAAACGGGCCAGGGAAAAGGAGATAGAAAAAATGGCATTAACCAGAAAATTGCTCAAAGGTATGAGCCTGACAGATGAGCAGATGGATACCATCATCGAGGCCCACGCTGATACAGTAGATGGGCTGAAAGCAAGGATCACCGACCTGGAAGAGCAGGTCAAAGAAGTGCCTTCCCTTCAAAAAAAACTGGAACAGGCACAGGAAGCCCTCACAGACGCAGAGAACGGCGGCTGGAAGGATAAACACGACAAGGTCAAAAAGGAATTTGACGATTACAAAGCGGCCCAGACCGAAAAAGAGAACAAAGCGGCCAAAGAAGCGGCTGTCCGGGCCTACTTTGAGAGCAAGAACATTGTTGGCAAGAGCCTGGACATTGCCATGCGCGGCTGTAGGGACGAAATTGACGCCCTGACGCTGGAGGACGGCAAAATCAAGGATGCTTCTTCGTTGGATGCTCTCATTGCAGGTGACTTTTCAGGCCTTGTGGGCACCACTACGACAAAAGGAGCGCAGACGGCGACTCCTCCAATTAGCACAGGCGGGAAAACCACGAAAACCAAAGAAGAAATTTTGGCAATGAAAGATCCCGCTGCAAGACAAAAAGCGATTTATGAAAACAAACAGTTGTTCGGCTTGTAACCGAACGGAAAGGAAATGAATTATGGCAGCCGAAACTAATCTGATTACTACTGCCGAGATGGCAAAAGTTCGAGAGGTCGATTTTGTCTCTCAGTTTACCCATAACTCTCTTGCAAAGTTGCTTGAGGTGTTGGGCGTTACCCGAAAAATCCCCATGATGGAGGGGACCACCATGTATGTGTACTCCGTGGAGGGTACGCTACAGGACGGCGCTGTTGCCGAAGGTGACGTGATTCCTCTGAGCCAGTATAAGACTGCAAAGACGCCCGTCGGCGAAATTACGCTGCACAAATGGCGCAAAGCTGTGTCTGCCGAGGCGATCAAAAAGTCTGGATATGAAGCGGCTGTTCGGGATACTGACGCCGCCTTGCTGCGGGATGTTCAGAAAGGAGTCCGCACCAGTTTCTTTGATTTTCTGAACGGCGAAATCACCGGCAGTGAGACGGCAACCGGCTCCGGTCTCCAGGCGGCTCTTGCAAATGCGTGGGGCAAGCTGCAGGTGCAGTTTGAGGATGACGCCGCGGAAGCGGTGTACTTCCTGAACCCTCTGGATGTGTCCGATTACCTCGGAACTGCTGAAATCAGCACTCAGACTGTTTTTGGAATGAACTATGTGGAAAACTTCCTCGGACTCGGCACGGTTATTATGACTTCCCGCGTCACGCATGGAACCTTTGTTGCCACGGCGAAAGAAAATCTGATCCTGTATTACCTGACCATGAATGGCGACGTCGCTCGCGCTTTTGAACTGACTGCCGACGAGCTGGGATATATCGGCATCCACTCTGGCTATGCAAACAACGAGCGGGCGCAGATCGAAAGCCTTGTGATGGACGGCATCCAGCTGCTGGTTGAGTACGCCGCGGGTGTCATTAAGGGAACTATTTCCGGAGCCGCAGGCTAATAAATGACAATCCGGCGGGTGGGCAACTGCCCGCCGGAAACAGAAAGGAGTATACCATGTCTAAGAACACCACCCCGGAAAACACCACCCCGGAAGGCGTGGAGCGGGAATATATCGTAAATTATCCAGCAGGCATCCATTTCCGAGAGACACCCGGTGGAAAATCCCTGTTTGTGCTTCCTAATAAAAGCGGTGTATATGGTCAAAACTATCCGGTCATGCCGGACTGGATGGAAGTCCAAACGGGCGAGTTGACGGGCTGGGTCAAATCGGAGTTTTTACGAGCGGCGGAGGGCGGTGACGCCTAATGCTGGAAAACGTATTGCGAAGCCTGAAAAACTGGTTTGTCCGTGAAGTCCACAGTGGCACATATACCGTCACGGGGGGGCAGATTGATTTGCCTTTTCTGCAAGTTGGGCAGCACTTCCGAATTGTCGGGTCAGTATTCAATGATGGCGTTTATCGGTATGATGAAACGGCGGTGCTGACCAATGAGACCTTTACCGGGGAAATCTGGGCGCTGGCCATCCCCAAGGCCCTGCTGGATCTGGTTGTGGAAATTGAGGAATGGCAGAAAAAGAATGGCAGCAGGGTATCCGGTCCTTACCAGTCGGAAAGCTTTGGGGGCTACTCCTACACACTGAAATCCGCAGCAAGCGGCGGCTCGGATACATCCTGGCAGGGTGCTTTTGCATCCCGTCTGAATCCCTGGAGGAAATTATGAACTTA